ACACTAACGATATGTCGCGGAATTCCTGGTAGTGGAAAATCGACATTTGCCAAAACATTGGGTGGACAACACTACGAAGCTGATCAATATTTTATTGATGAAAAGGGTAATTACCAATTCGACATTACCAAAATTAAAGATGCCCACAAGTGGTGCCAAGGAATGGTTCAATCTGACATGGTGTTGGAATACCCGAAGATTGTCGTGTCAAACACCTTCACGCTAGAATGGGAGATGAAACCTTATTTTGAACTAGCCGAAAAATACGGATATAGAGTTTACTCTTTAATCGTTGAGAATCGTCATAATGGTAAAAACGTGCATGAAGTTCCAGAAGATAAAATACAAATGATGAAAGATAGGTTCGAAATTATTTTTTAACCAAATACTTTTTCATTCCAATAAATATGACTACATTTGTATTATGAGTTTTAAAAAAATACAAACAACAGGTAGAGTCTGGTTTACTTCAGATACCCATTTTTCGCACAAAAATATTTGTCGTGGGGTAACGGATTGGCGAACCAAAGATGGTGAAGTGCCGATCGATGCAACTAGAGATTTTTTGACGGTTGAAAAAATGAATGCAAGATTGGTCGATAACATTAACCATTTTGTTAATCAAAACGATACTCTAATTATGTTGGGTGACGTTTCGTTCGGGGGGTTTGAAAACATTGAGATATTTTTGGATAGACTAACATGTAAAAATATTCACCTAATACTGGGAAATCACGATACGCACATTGAAAACAATAGAGAGAATATACGAAGTAAATTTTTGAGTGTGTCTCACTATTTGGAGGTAAACCTAAACGACCGTAAATTTGTTTTGTGTCACTACCCACTCCAAAGTTGGCACGGTATGTCCAAAGGGGTTATCCACCTGCATGGCCACGTGCATCTTCCTGAGGACCGTAAATTTGGTAATGGTAAAAAAATGGATGTCGGTGTAGATGGAAACGGGTTGGATCCGTATAGTATTGATGAGATAATTAAAATTATGTCTAAACGTTCGATCGGTTCCGAGATATCAGATGATCACCATTTGGATGGTATGGTTGGGGTTGTGGGATAAATCGCAACTCCAATATATTTATAGGTATGAAAATTATTATAACAGAATCACAATTCAAACTGATCAACGAAGCAATTTCTGACGATTCAGATTTTATAGATTACATTAAAGATGTAGAAGGAAAGGTTATCGATAAAACGACTGGGTTACACAAAGCATATACTGATAAAGTTGGGGTAGTAACGATTGGGTACGGACATTCAAAAAAGAGGGACTCAAAGGTTAAACTTGGTATGAAAATACCCGAAACGCAGGCGATTAAACTTTTAAAAAATGATTTAAAATATGATGAATCTGTTGTTAGAGATTATGTTACTAAAAATTTCCCAAAATATACGTTAGATGATGAACAAGTTAAAATGTTAATCGATTATAATTATAATGTTGGGTTAAGTAAGTTCCCTAATTTTGTAAAGGCTGTCGTTACCAAAGATTGGGAGACGGCAAAAAAAGAATACAAAAGATATGCGGGAGGAACAGAATTAACAGATAGAAATCAAAAATTTTATAATTTATTTTTAGCTAACAAACGAGGGAAAAAAACACAACCGAGCAGTGAGGAATCAAAATATTCAAGAATAGGTAAACCTCTATATCCGAGAAATACGTCAGATCATGATTATGCTAACGTTAGAACTGAACCAACTATTAATAATGGGTGGGTTGATAATATCATTGATACGATTAAGTGGCCAAACCCTGTTGGTGTGGTGGTACGTGAATGGATGGATGGTCAACACAATACTTGGTTTTATGTTGAATTACCTAAAGGTACTAGTTACTTCAATACTCATGGGTGGGTTAGATTTGATGTGGTTACTGGTAATAAAAATGAAAAGTTCCTTTAAAAATTAGACATGGCAAAAATTATTATAACTGAAAAACAAATGGACTTAATGGTTACACAACTATTAAGTGAAGCGGTGGGTGTACCTAAAAACATTATAGAATCAGCAAGTGAACTGTATGAGATTGTTTTGAGTCAAATAAAAAACTTGGATAGACATGACACCAAACAAGAGTTTTACGAAGAAGATTTAAATTTATCGATATCTGATTATATAATTGACGAGTTAGATTTAACGGTAACTATCGACGAAATAGATGGGTATGATGGGCCAGTTGTTATGGCTTCAGCTGGAGTTTCAAATGACTTTACATTTGATAGAAACGTATTAATGAAGGTAAACTATAAAGATAATTCTATTGACTTATATTTAAATTTCATATCACCAGAAAGTGGATGGGAACCTCAAGAGGTTTATCAGTTATTTATTGAGGATAGAGTTAATTTAATATCTATCCTTGCTCATGAAATGAAACATAAGTTTGATAAACAAAAAAAGATTGCAGATTTAATAGGTAGTGATGCTGATTACCAAACGTACTCAAGTTCAGGATTGGAGTTTGGAATTCCGATAATCAATGAGTTTATGAGGTATAGTTATTTTATACAAGGGGTTGAGAATCTTGTTCGACCAACTGAAATGGCAACGAGAATGAAATTAAATGGTATCACAAGGGATAAGTTTAGAGACTTTTTTGAAAACGATAAGGTAATTGTCGAATTAAAACAGATTAGAAATTTTAGTTATGATTATTTGGTTGAAAAACTAAAAGAACAAATGGGTAGCGTTGAAGGTTTATTATCTCATGCGAATGTCCCATATGAAACTATGAGTGAGGATGAAAAAATAGAGGTGGTTATGGACATTGTCTATTTTAATTTACTATCAGCTAAAAAAGATAATTTTGATCGTATGACATCAGACGGTGATGAAATGAGGAGGGCTTTAATGAGAAGTTTAGGTATGGGTAATAACGATGAAGACGAGGGGTTGGAAGAAGTAAGAAACAAGTTTTTAAATCATATAAGTAAATACCAAAATAACGTTCACAAGTTTTTTGTTGATGAATGTGAACGGTTTAATTATGAAACAACCAAGTTAATTAAAAAGATTTCTAAAATTTATTCATTAATACCTGGCGATGATGAACAAACAAACGAATCGATAATTAATTGGGAACTACACCAAAAATTAATGGAAAAAAGATACGGTAAACGAAAAATCGAAACCGACTTTAAATTCAAAAAATAATAGTTAATTACTAATATGTTAACCTTTTGGTTACTAATATCGTTAGTGTGGTTAATATATTAGCCCATTATAATAGTTTCGGTTATTGTTAAAATCATCTTAAGTAAATAAAGATACTGTTAAATCAGTTACAGTTACATTAGAAGTGTTTGTGGCGCAGTTGACATAAAGCTCAAAAACATCATTATATTGTGCACTAACTATACCTGTTAAATTAACCGCAGTTGGTTGGTTAGTCCCTTGAGTATTTGTCGTTAAAGTTATAGGTATTGACGAATTATTTTTTCTTAATTGGAAATTTAATGTTAACCCACCCCCAGCGGTTTGAACAGATAAACTTACGTTATACTTAAGATAAGTAACTGTTGAACCTGTAGCTCCTGAGTAATCATGTACTAATCGGTTAGAAGATGAACCTGTTGTAAAAAACTTTAAATAGTTAGATATTGTTGATGTTATGCCTGAAACTTTATAAAAAGAAGCATTTGAAGTACAAACAGTTGCAATTGCGTTATTTTCCATATAATAGTAACCCTTAGAATTTGGCTCACCAGTTGATATATCACTTAATAGCGCAACTGTACCGCTTTGGTTTTGAAAAGAAACCGTATTAGTTACTCCTGTCACCTGAGATGTGTCAAATAAAACGGTTCCAGTGTTACTACTATTTGAATTTTTTAAAGTTAAATTACCAACTTGATTTGTTGTTCCACTTAGATTAGTTGTTCCGCTAACAGTTAAGTTTCCATTGATATTTGTTGTAGTTGCGGTTAGTGATTTAATATTTGTACTACCTGTAACAGTTAAGTTTCCATTAATATTTGTTGTCGTAGCAGTTAAAGACTGAAGACTGGTGTTACCTGTAACAGTTAAGTTTCCATTAACTGTCAATCCTGTCATTGTATTGATGGTTGAGTTAAATGTACTACCAGAATTGTCTTTAATAGAAAAAGTATTATTTGAATATGTAAATCCCGTCGTATACCAATCAGTTAACCCAGTAATTGAAATATTATTACCATCATTTCTTGATAACGTTATTGTATCGGTATTTGTGTTAAATGTACCTCCGGTTACGTAATAATCAGTGATACCTGTTATTGCTACGGTGTTACCATCATTTTTTGTTAATGTAATGGTATCTGTTGAATTATTAAATGTTCCTCCAGTTACTCTTATATCTAAAGGTAAATTTTGATAGGTTGTTGCCGATATTGTATTAACATTGATGGAATCTAAACTGGTTGTTCCTGTTACAGTTAAATTTCCATTTATGGTTAAACCTGTTAATGAATTTATCGACGCACTAAAGGTACTGCCTGAGTTATCGTATAAGGTAAATGTGTTTTCATTATATGTGAATCCGGTAATGAACGTGTTGGTGTTAGCAGAAACCGCAGTTAAAATGTAATTTTTTAAATCAGTTATTTTAGTATTTTTAGTGGTACCTTCTGGTACGTCGTAATTAACTAAAACAAGTAAATCGTTTAGTGTGTACCCCGAACTACCAACGTAGTCTAATTCCGAAATTAATTTATCATCCATTTTTTTAACTATTTAAACCATTAAATCCGCCAAGTTCAACAGAGTTACATTGATTGACGTTATTATTTTCACCATCCGTCCATTTAGGTTTTGGTGTGTTATATGTTACCATTTCCCCCTCATAGGTGATTTCACCCGTTATTTCCGATATGGTTTGTCCTGTCACTAAAAACCCAGTGACTTCCGTATGGTAATATTGGTATTTACAATCAACATCGTTACCCGTCCTTTTATATATTAATCTAAATAACCCATTTTGAGTTACAATTTTTTTTAAATTTTGAGTTAATATTTTAAATGTTGACATTTACGTGGAATTGATATAATAAATAGTCATATAAATTGGTTTATTCTAATTAGTTTTATATATTTGTTTTATGAAAAAACCTTGCAAAGAGTGTCCACATGTGATACGTAATCATAACAACGATACTATTGTTGATTTTGCTGAGAGAACCGGTAAGAAACACAATTGTCATATGACTGAAGGAAAAAAAGATTTGTGGAATGTAACTAATAAAAAATTGGAGTGTTATGGAAGTAAAAACTAAATTTGGAACATATATCATGGAAAAAGAAACGAGTACAAAGAAAACTGGTGATAAGATAACGGTATTCGTTGAAAGATTGAAAAAAATTGGAATTGAAGTAAACCTTGCTGGTAACTACCCATGGGTTTATATTAATGATATCTGTGGTAAAAGAGTTACTGAAATATTCGAGGGGAATCATGGGTTTACTTTAATCTTTCTTCCAGTAAGAAATGATAGCCCACCATCTGAATTTACAGATATTGGAGAAATATTCAAACTAATACGAAAGTACGCTGAACAAAAAAATGGATAACATGGAAAAAAATAATATTGATATTTCTAACCTTACAATTGATGAGTTAGTATCATTAAGAGAAGACATAAATAATCGGATTCGCGACTACGAGGATGGGTTTATCTATATCTGTAATGTCCGTTCGTATGGTAGAAATTGGAAGGAACATCCTAAAAATGCTGCCAATCTACAGGAACTTTGTTATCAATATTATGGAGAAGACGGTATTGTTGATATATTTACAACAAATCCTAATTTAGAAATCGACAATTACGGAGGAACGTATTTTATAGAATCGGAAGAAGATTATACTAAATGGAAAACGTACACCAATGATGGTAGTTACATTAAAGGTGTTGAAGTCGATTGGGAAAGGTTGGATGAGTGGATTTCTTCAAAAGGTGGTGCGGTTAGGGATTGGCATGGAGGATATCGTCCATCTGAACCTATCACATCAAAAGAGGAACTCCAATTGATGAAAGAAGAACATTCAAATAGGGTTATTGATTTCATCGAACCAAAATCGTTTAATAATTATTCGAATGATGACGATGATGTTGAGTAATTGAAAAACATTTAGTATATTTGTAACATGAAACATTTATCAGTTAGTATAAATTTAAAACTTGGAAATCATGGAAAATCAAAATAGTGTTGCATATGTAGGAAAAATAGGTTCGGTGGTTGAAATACCGGGAGCTGACAACATAGAATTGGTGACTGTCGGTGGGTGGAATGCCATAACCAAAAAGGGTGAATACCAGATTGGCGATAAAATGGTTGTTGCTACTACAGATGCGGTAATACCACAAGCGTTATCCGACACGATGGAAGTTACTAACTACCTTCGTAAAGGGCAAAGAGTTCGTACTGTAAAACTTCGTGGGGTTTACTCTGAGTGCTTGTTAATCCCCTTCAAATTTTTGTCACCAAAATCTTTGGAAAGTAATGTTAATGATGGTGACGACATGATGGGGATATTGGGTATTGTCAAATACGAACCACCGGTTAAAACCATTCAGTTGAGTGTTGGGGGACGTAAAGTAAAATACCACCAAAATCCCAACTTCAAGGTGTATCACAAATTCCCTAATCAAAAAAACGTACCAGATATGTTTACCGAAGAGGATGAGGTTGTAATCACTCGTAAACTACACGGAACTAATGCTCGTTATGGTGTTGTTAGAAAGAAAAGACTTTCTTTATTGGATCGTGTTAAAATCTTTTTTGGTAATCCGTGGGCGGGATTCGAGTTCGTTTATGGTTCCCATAATGTTGAGAAGGGATCAGACTCACAAGGATTCTACGATACTGACGTGTGGAAAACAATTGCTGAAAACTACAGAATACGAGGTAATTTATGGAAACACGTAAAGGACACATACGAACCATACGACTTATCTGAAGGTGTTATTATATATGGTGAAATCTACGGTGCAGGTATACAAAAAAACTACGAGTATGGTTTAACTCATATGGAATTTGCGGGGTTTGACGTTGAAGTCGATGGATTATACCAATCCGACATTAATGAAATGGTACACTTCAATTGCTTAGATTTACCACAGGTTGAAGTATTATATCGTGGTAATTGGTCAAATGATGAACAAAATAAATACGTGTTCAACAACAACATAGAGGGAACTAAAGTACCACACGAAGGTATAGTTGTGAAATCGGTGACTGGTGATCGTAGAAAGGTATCGAAAGTTATTAATCCTGACTACTTAATTTATGGTGAAAAACATAATGTTGGTGATTCACATTGATAGATTCACTTTTATTAGTTAACTTTATAAAAAAATGAAATATGGGATGGATTAGCGTTAATGTTGACTTGGATGATGTTTGGAGTGGAATGGATAGAAGTGACAAAAGAAATATGGCGGAATGGTTGTATGATGATGGAAGTTTAGGTTCACACCCAAATCCCGAAATACGAAGACTAGTGAGGGGTGACGAGGAATCGAACGGGGAAAAAGAGTTAAGGGATAATCTATCGAAGTTATGGAATGGACATTATCAATTAACAAACGAAGAGGAGAATTTAATAAAACAAATAGCAAATAGATTATGATGTCAAGAGAAATTATTTATGGCGTGTGTGATAAAACTGGAAATTGCGATTCATATTTTGGGTTCTTTAAACATGAGGATGATGCAAAAAAAGAAGTCAAAATCCAAGCCGATAGAATGAAAGAGGACTTAGGTATTATGGATATTGTCGTAAAAGACGGTAGGGCTGTCACTATGGAAACTGATAAAGTTGAAAAAATATTAATTATAATACACGGTTATGTTATTAGATGACGAAAAAAAACCTTTAGGGTTAAAGGTGATTGATTTTATCACCACAAATATAATTTGGTACTTATTATTCTCTTTAATATATTGGGATTTTAACGTAACTAATTGGTGGTTAGTTCAGAGTGCATGGGGTAGATTTATTCTGATTATTATGGAATATGGTATAATGAGAACCTCCTTTAATGAAAAAAGAAACGGAAAAAAAGATGGAAAAATTTAAAATTTATGCAAGATTTGCCAATGACATGGCGTATTACAGTCGAATAAACATTAATGTCGAAAGTTTAAAAGATCCACATATTATCGCAGAAGAAGTTTTCTGCACTGTTGGTGGTGTTAGAATTGCGATAAAAAGAAAAGATTGGGACGATTTAAACAATCACATACTGGAGGAGTATGAATTAAATAATTAAAAAATTAATCATGAAACATTTAAATACCAACAATAGAATTTCAGATGAAGATTATGATGAGATGCTTAATGAGGTGACCCCAGATTTAGATATACCATCTTGTTGGAGTAATTTAAAAAACGATGAATACGCTCCAGCATATGTTACAGTACCTAAAGTCCCTGCTGGGGTTTACGAGATTGGTTGGAACTCCAATTTACAATCCCACACATTAAAAAAACAACCATTTAAAACCGATGAGTTGTATCATCTACCATCCTACGAGATAACCGACATTTTACAGGATATCGATAATTTTTGGAATCGGGCGGATAACTATAAGAAATACAATTACATCCACAAAAGGGGTATTTTAATGTATGGGGAACCTGGATGTGGTAAATCGGGAATCATCCAATTAATTTCACAACAGTTAATTGAAAAGGATGGTATTGTATTAAATGTTAAAGATGAGGAAGATGTGGACAGATTTACATCATTTATTGCGACATTTAGAAA